ACTATCATCAGACCAATTTAATGTATATGACATTTAAACCCTTCCAATTAATTCCAATTGCGCACATAATTCACCAGGAGTAATTAAACCTTCCGTAATATCAATATTAGATTGTTTATAGCATTTTTGATTTAAAGAAGTACAAATCATTGCTTTTGTTGTATCTTTTGTTAAAAAAGATAATCCTAATGTTTTATATCCAAACAATTTAACAATATCAATCCAACCATAATTCACAGGTTTATTTAATAAATCTAAAATTGTATTCGATGATATTTGAATATTTGATTTATGACGATAAACATGCAATTCATTATGTTCATATTGTGATAATGGAACCATGACATTTTTATCCATATCCATTTCAACAACAAATAGTCTATCATCCTGCCATAATGCAATACCTGTATGAGAAATATTTTCTTTAGTAATGAATTTAATTGCTTTACTGATTAAACTATTTCCATTAACAGCAATTGTATCTCCATTTTTAATCATTGTTCTTAACATTGAATATGAATAAAATTTATACATTTTAACTAACACTCACTGTAATTGTATATGTAATCATATAACCACGATTAGCAGTTTTTTCAACAGGTGAAAATACCATATGCGTTAGCAATAATCCATCAGATGATTTTAAACCCAATTCATCAAACATAAATGGCGCATCTGGATCAGTCGTTGTATTATCAAGAAGTGCTTGTCCATTAGGCGCATCTGATGGTATTAACGCGGTCACAACTACCATTGCAGTTGTTGCAGGAGCTGGAGATAATGTGGCCATTACAGAATTTGATAATGGTGTACCTGCTGCATTTTCATCTACATTAATGCTATATGTTTCATTATATAAAGCCGCAGATGTTCCAATAATATTTACAGGACGGTATGAAATTTGATTTAATGAATTAATGTATGTTCCACCATTGCCTAATGCTATTTGTGAAATATATCCAGTTGGTTCATGTGCTAATGCTTTTGCAATAATTAATGCCATATTTTGTGGATGAATTGCATTTGTTTTTTCTAATATCAATTCACCATTTTCAATATCATGAATTAAAACTCTACCAATTCCGTTAATATTCATTTTGTTATGCATTTATATTTCCTTAATAATTAATAGAATTATTTAACTCTAGATTGTGGCGTACCAATACATGATAATTTAGAAGGATCAAAATGATCTCCAATATTAATCAAATCAAAAGGTACATCATTACCATCTTCATCAATTTCAGTTAATGGTTTTCCACCTTCATCTGTAATTTCACCATAATCAATATTAACTTGTGAAATTAAATCTTTTCTTAAATCATAAGGTGGTGAAATCCAAATAGGGAAATCAAATTGAAATGTCCAAATTATAGTACGTTTTTCAGTTCCAATTGGAACTTGTTCTTCATTATTAATTCCTGTTAAAGTTAATTTTGTAATTTTAGCCCAATCAAATGGTGCATCATTGATTTGTAATTGCAAATCATAATCAAATAACATTAACAATTGCTCAAGCATTTGAAAAGCTTGATCAGTATTTGATGCATATACTGAAAGTTCCATTTCAAGATTAAACGGAATTGCCATTACTCTACGAATAACTTGAATATCCCGTGGATAAACACCACCTTGTTCCATATATGATTTTCGATCTTGTAAATTAACACCATGTAATCTGTCTGGTGCTAAATTTATACCATTCATATAACACGACATAATTGGTAATTGATGTGGAAGATTTTGAGTATGACGACTACCAATTGCAGCAACTGCTCTATCAATTGATGCATATTGAATAGGTACTTCAATTGATGAAATTTCTCCACATCCACCTTTGCCAGTTTTTACGGTTAATCCTGTAAAAATATTAGCAAATGCCATTATGTAAGATTTTATTTGTTGATTGTAATAATATTGTTTGATCATAATTTAATATCCGGATTGAATTTTGTATCTGAGTTAAGAATTTTAGCAATAGTTTGTTTATTTGATTGATATTCATAACGTTTATTTGTTTCAATTAATATCCAACGTTTCTTACTTGCATTCCATTGTAATAATCTGTCAGCAGGACGATTAGCAGCTGGTAACATTGAATAGGTTTGACGATGATAATGTCCATCTTGAATATCGTTTGGTGCTGGTAATTGATCTCCAACAGTAAAATCTTTCCCATCTGGTGGAATAGCATCTTCTACATATAAATCATTACCATCATATTGTCCAGGTTTACCAATTAACGGTTTACCAGACATTATGTTTGCACCATCTGCACCAGCAAATGGAACTTTTTCATTTGAGTGTTGCTTAATTGCTTCTGTTGATTTATATGCTAAGTCATTCATTAATAATCCATTTAAAAAATCATCATCTGATTTTGCTTGATTAATTTGTCCTGGTAATCCTAAAATATCACGATGTTCTGCTGATGGCATAATCGGTTGTGCATTAAATTTGAACAATGTTGGTTTCCATGTATGTGAATATCCTTCGGTACTCCAAGCAGTATCTGTAACTTCAAGCCATTTTCTTATAGGTTGTAATTTAGCATCATATTGGACTTCACCAGGCAATTCAATAATATCTCCGACTACTATTGGTCTTCCAAGCACATTAATCATCATTGCAAAACTAGCAGTAAAAATATACGTTTGTGGTAATGAAATACCAAACTTTGCTAATTCAGTTTGAACATCTAACAAATCATATTGACATTTAAGCATTATTGATGTTCTACAATAAGAACGATCTCGGTTTTCAAGCAAGAAAAAATCTTGTATATCATCAAGATTAACAGATGTTGATTCTGCTAATTGTAGTTCTAAAACTTCCCATTGATAATTGCCAACAATTCCATTAAACATCAATGGAACTATTCTCCATGAATTATATGCAGCAATTGAACGAATGTTTATTGTGACTAATTCAGATGTATCAGGAATATTAACAACGTCAACTCTATGCCAATTAACACCATCATCTGAAGCTTCAATTCTTGCTTGTGTAATTCGATTGTTTGAATCAGAACCTTGTTTTAAACGGATAGTTCCTATTTTGTATCTAATTGGTTGAGGTGTGAAATATCGTTCCTTTGGTTCACCAATTTTGTCCCATGCTTTTTTAGTACCAAAGCAATATCCAATATATGAATTTTTTAAAACATCTTCTCCAAAATCAATTGAACGCCAACTTATATCACCAACTTTAAATGCATTAAGCAAATTAAATCCTGATGGTGTACCATTTGAAATAGGGTATCCGTTATCAGATACTAAATTCATAGTCGAACCTTGATTATGAACGCCTAATAATGGAAATATATTAACCGGACCACCAGCAGCATTTAATACTTCGGCTTGTAATGAAGCTAAGTAATCTGATTCCTTTTTTGCACATTCTGAAGTTGAATAATCGAGTGAACCAACACATAAATTTGGGACTTCATATTTGTTTGAATTATCATACGCAAATGTTAATTCAGGATTATTTGAACAATCATTAGCAGGTAAACAAACATCGAGTGTTTGTGTATTTTTTACATTTGGACATGTCATTTTAAATGCTCTTTTTTCAATATTAGAAATATTTAAAAAATTCAAAAAAATTCAAAAAACGCACTTTTTTCTTGTTTAAAAACAAGGACTTAGAAGCGACTTTTTTGATGAGTAAGGGTAGCCCTTTCTATTATGTTTTTATCATACTTTAGTTCTATATTTTATTAATTTTAATTGACAGTTTTATTGTTATTTGTTATAATTCAAAAACACATTAAACGCATGTTTATAAGGATATAAAAATGAGTGAATTTGGTAATAAGCTGAAACAATATCGAAATGATCTTGGAATGAATCAAACTGATTTTGCAAATGAAATTGGGATGAGTAAAGCATTTTATAATCGAATTGAAATGGGCCTTGCAAAATGTCCTATTTCAAAAATTGATAATATTGTAAGTTTATTAAATCGACACGGTATTGATACTAGTCATTGGGATGAATGGAAACTTGAATTAGCTCAAGAACGAATTTCATTAAGCGAAATTCATTTTGACCAACAATTGTTAATGTTGAAATTAAGTAATACTACTTTGTCAGACAATCAAATTAAAGATATTTTGAATTTGATTTAAGGTAATACAAATGACAAAGCGATTAGCATATTTTTGTATTGAATCTCTTGGCGACTATTGGTTAAAACCAGATAAACAAATTGAATCATGCTTTTTCTTAAAACATGAAATGACAGATGAACAATATTATCAAATTTTGAATTCAAAAAATCAAATTGAAACATATATTGATGTGTTTACCAAACGGTTAAATGAATATTGTTTAAAAGGACCGTGTGATATTTTTACAGGAATGAAATATGCAAAATTAGCACGAACGTTAAAAAAATTTGATAGATGGTCTAAAAAATATAAAAGATATAATATAAGTTTCAAATGTATTATCAGAAAAACAATTGAAGATACATTTGTTATTCATCAGATATAATATCAAAAATGATTGACAAGATAAGACAATTGATGTATAATTGTCTTATCAATTGAATAAGGAACAATCATTATGATGCAAACTTTCTTTATCATGCACCGAGAAATTGCTGGTAAAATTCAATTTGTGAAGTTTGTGTCAGGAGTTCGCACAAACGTTTGTGCAATTTCAATCAATGATTATTTGTATCATATGAATGAACTTAAGAAATCATATGGTAAAAATTTGATTGCAATTTTTAAAATCAATCAAGAAATTGAAAACATTGAACGTTTTGAACAAATCATGTATGAAAATAGTTATACGTTGTTTGCGTGTTATTCGGAATAAAAATGTAGTAAAAAACCGGAGCAAATTGCTCCGGTTTTTATTTTGATGCCTTACAACTAAATCTTATAACCAAGTTAAGTTGTTTACCACGATCTTACCGTAGTAATCAGCAGATTGACCAAGAGATGTAGAAGTATTGGTAAATGTTGCTTTACCATAACGAGTATAAACAGCCATGTGGTTGTTATAAGTGTTAGGATCAACAACAGTACCAGTTAATGATAATGGGATGTATGGGCAGTAGAAATATCCACTATCAGTTTCACCATTACCACCTTTATAACCAACAACCACAACGTGTGATCCAGCAGTAGCACCACCAGGAACAGCAGAACCAGCAGCAACAGCACCAAACGATGCATCAAACAAGAAGCTGTAAACTTTAATAGTACCATTTAAAGTACCAACTAAACGAGTATTTGAAGGGCCTTCGAATGAACCTTCAACAGCCGGTGCAAATACTGATTTAGAAGCAGATTGCAATACTGAAACAATATCAGGAGAAACAATGATAAAGTTACCAGCAGCACGACGTGTTTTTGCTGCAATTGCATTTGCTACTTTATTAATCAATACACCAAGCACAGCATGACGGTCGCCAACATAATGAGGAGTACCGGTAAATGTACCAGACATATCGAATGTTTCAGTAGTACCAGCAAGTTTGATCAAGTCAGTAACAATTTCATTATCAATATCGGTAACAATTTGAGCAGAAATAACAGTAGTAATTTCAGCTTCTAAATCAAGACCATGTTGGCTTGATAAATCTTGCATTGCTTCGATAGACCATTTTGCTTGCAATTTACGAGTTTTTGCTTCAACTGATTGACGCAAGATTTGCAAGCCCATTGCACGTCCTGGGAAACTTTCCATGTCGATAGTATCGCCACCTTCACCAGATAATGGAGAAGATGCAAGGGAGAAGTTAGCAGCAGGAGTGAATGCACCACCTTGGTTAATACCTTGTGCATTGAATGCACCACCAGATGCAGATGGATTTACACCTGATGAATAAAAACGACGCATTTTAGATGCATATGGTGCAGTTGCGCTTGTATTACCAAAAGCTTCATCACCAGCGGTAATATTAGAACCAGCTTCAGAACCAACAGCATCATTTTTGTAAACATAACGCATTGAGAATGCAAGACCAACTGGCTGAGACATTGGTTGAACACCAACAACTTCAGTAGCAATAGTACCAGGAATTACACGGCGAATCATTGGCATTACAATCTTTTGGAAGTTTGCAATGTTACCTGCTGAGTTTACATCACCACCAGCAGTTTCTTTCAATAAATGAGCACGTTGATTTTCAAGACACATTTCAACAATTTTTGCTTTGTTTGCTGACAAACCTTCAAGCAATGTGCCTTTTGCTGAATGCCACATACTTTCGTTAAGATAATTCATATTTAAATTACTCCACATTTGTTATAAAATATTAACTATAAATTTATTTATATAAACTTAAATTAGTAACAATGTAATATTAATTATTACCAGCTAATTGACGCAAACGTTTAAGTGCAGTTTCAACGTCAACATCATTTGTTTGATTATCTTTATTACCAGTTACCACACGGCCTTCATTTAATTTTGGCTTATTAGTTTGTTTTGATTCAGTGATAGCAGTTTTTGAATCAATTGATTCACCAATAACATGTGGAAGATAACGTGAATAAGATTCATCTAATTTAGATGTTGGAATGTTTTTCAACAATTCTTGCATTTTAGCTTTAGCATTAGAATTATCTTCTAAATTAGAAAGTAAACTTGCCATTTTAGCTTTACGTTCTTCTTTTAATACATTATTACGTGCAACTTGCAATTCTGCTTTCATATCTTCAAGTTGTTCACGCATAATGTCTAATTCATCAGATGCTTGTTGTTCATC